TAGCGGCCCGCCGCCTGAATAAACAATATCGTCGCATTTGCTGGATAGCGTTCTATCGGTTCCAATCGCGGTTGATATGAGTGCGGATAGTAGTCGATTTTCAGCAGTGGCGCGGGATTCATCCGTTAATACGCTGGATAGCGATTCAATCCGGATGGTCATCGTTGCTTCGCAGGTCGCATAGTCCAATAATTGCGCTTCTTCACCTTCATCATTGATGATGACGCTGGTCGCCATGTCGGCCCGATAAGGCAAACGAGATGCGCCAAGGCGGGTCGCCATAGCGGATAAAATGGATTCTCTAATTGACGTACTCATTCGTTGGGTACCGGTCGGCGACGAATAATGTCAGAAAGCAGGGTATTGAATTTTTCACCCAGTTGATCGGCAGTTTGCTGTTCATTACTGCTGTCATAGAGGTCTTTACGCAGCGTTGCCGCACTTGGAGCCAGCGCAACCGCTAACGCATAGCCTTTGCGCCGGGTGGTCAGTGTGGCTTGATATTGGCCTTTTGGATTGACGAATCCCGCCGCCACTTTTTCACCACCAGGCCAGGCCACCTGAATCCGGTGACGGGTCGGGCCTTTGCCGGTCGGCTCATGGCGATACCGATAAGCTGGCGCGGGAATCCCGGCGCTACTGGCTTTGATTTCAGATCGCAGTTTATTGGAATCGGCCTTTTTCAGCGGTAGCGCGGCATTCAGTGCCGCTCGTTTTAGGCCGGTCGCGGCCATGCCGGGTGTCACTAGGTCTTCTTTGCGGGTCTGGGTAATCTGGCGATTCAGGCTAGTACGGGCGGCCCTTTTCACCTCGCCAGGTAATGCGCCAAGCATTTCGATGAGTTCAGTTACGCCGCGCACTTCAACGCTGCTGATCATGCATGTCCCCAGTATTGACGCACTACGCCATCATCGCCGTTGTCGGCCAGCCCCAGCAGCGTGTAGCTGACCCCGCCCACGGTCACAATTCCGCCCGGCCCGGCCCTGCCCACTTCGTAGACCGGCAATTCAATTCGGGTCCGGTAATCAATCCGCCCGCTGCTGGCCGATAGATACGGGCTGTCATGGGTGATGAATGCGCGGGTTGAAACCGCTGTGCCGCCCGCTGGCGTGTAGGTCGCGGTATTGCCGACTAGCTCATGGGCGCTGACGATCCATTCTGTGCCGCGCCCGTCCGGGTCGCGCAATCCGTAGCCGTGAAACAGCCGCCCATCCCACAGCGCATAGTCGCCAGGGACGATAGCCAGCGGCTGGCGCAGACGAATCTCCACTAGATCGGGGCTACGCAATCCGGTTTGTGCGGCAACCGCCCCGGCAGGTTTGATCCGTAGCGAACCCCAGACCGTCGCCACCAGAGCAGGCGAAAAGGTGTTCAGCGGCAGCCGGTAGACGGCTATCCGCAGGTTCAGCTTGCCGGAGCGCATCAGTCCAGCCCTAACAAGTGAGTCCGATACGGGGACAGCAGCGCGTCCACAAACGGAAGCCGTTGCGGAGTACTGCCTGCACCAACCACCGCCGTCCCTTCCCGGTTTTCGTACCATTGGCCGATTTGCAGCAACATCCATTGCCTGAGCGCCGCCGGGACGCTATCGCCGTCCAGTCCATAGCCAGCGGTGTAGGTCACAACGACCGTACCGCCCCAACCACTAGCGGGGACCAGTTGCGCGTCATCCCCCAGATAGGCGGTATAAGCGCTGGTGGCTACGGCGTTGTCGGTGATGCTGGTAATGGATAGCACCGGCCAGCGGGGCAGGGATAGCGGATCGCTGGGCGCGGTATCGGTTAATACCCAGGTTTGGGCAATCAGCGCCCGACCGGTATAGCTCTCGGCCTGCTCCCGCGCCGCCTGAATCAGTGCGGTAATCAGGTCATCATCGGCGGTATGTTCCACCCGCAGATGCAGCTTGACCGCGTCTAATTCCAGCGGCTCACTGGCGGGCGCGACGGTTCGGGTGTGGCGGCGCATGGAGGGATTTGTCCAGTGGAGGGCGTTCAACCACAGCCGCCGCGACGACGGGCGCGACCAGCTCCGCCGCGCCAAGATCCATGAGGCGGCGGGCTTGTGCATCGGGGAATCCGGCCAGTTCGCCCGCGTTGTACGGACTGTGTGACCGGATGAATCGCACCTGGACCATTACGCCGTTGTCGCCAGACCGCCGAACACCACCACGCCGACGATGCTGGCGGTATCGGTGCCGGAATGCGACAGGTCAGGAGTGGCCTGAATCCGCACATAGCGCCTGGCGAGGGACAGGTCAAAGCCAATCGTGCCGACACCCGTCCCGGTCGCGGTCAGAGTCAAGATGACCGCCGGATCGGTGATATCCGCCCAAGAACTGCCGTTCGCCGAATCTTGCAGATTGGCGGTGACGGTCAAGGTCTGATCAGTGGTCAGCGTCGCCTTGGCATCCACAATAAACAGGGCGCTGTTGGGGCGCTTGTAGGTGGCGCTGGATAGGTCAAAAGTGACGCCATCCACCTCAGTCGCATCGCCCGACCCGGCGGCGACGGCGCTGGTCAGGGCCAGTGCATGAGCAACAACCGTAATGGCCTTCAAATCTTTACCTTGCGCACTCATGACTTAGGCCCCCCAGGTGCAACCGGTTTGAACTGCGACCGCGCCGGTATGGCGAACGGCCAAATCATTAGCCAGAATCACCCGGATGACGGTCTGATCCAGCGAGAAGGAGCTGACCACGGCACTACCGTTGTGGTAAGCAGCGGTAGAACTCACATCCACCATGACCCGCATCGAATCGCCGATGATGACCTCGGCAAAATCAGCCAGATACACTTCGGACTCGGTACCGCCGCCCAGATTGACCGGGACTGCTGTGGTGATCTTGAACGGCTTGCCGCGCAGCATCCCGCCGGCCATTTCAGGGAAGGCGTAGGCGCTGGTGGTGGCATTGCGCAGCGAGGCCAGGTAGTTGGCAACGCGAGGGGCCAGAATCCAGCCGGGCGTCATCATGCGGACGTTGGCAGACAGCAGATAGGTTTCCAGAATCGCCAGGTCAGTGGTGATCTTGGCAATGTCCGGGCTTCCAGTCATGGCCGGGGTATTACCCGCCCAGTAGCGCAGCCCTTTGGGCGCATTGCCGGTCCCGGCATCGCGGATAAACGCGGCGTCTTCAGCCTGAGCGATGCTGGCAATCAGGTCATCGCGCACCACCAGGTCAGCCTGCGGGCTGGCATAGCGGATCAGGTCGTTGCTAATCGGGCAAATCGCCGCCAGCTTGCGGGCGGTCAACTGAATCTGACCAAAGGTCGGGCCGGTGCTGCTGATATTGGTGTTTTCGCCCACATAGGCGGCGGAACTGCCCGAGGCGATTTTCGGAATCAGCAGGTTGCCGTTGGGCATGGGCAGGATGCGGGCGCCGAGCGCACGGACCACCGAGGCCGGGCGGAGCAGTTCAATCAGGTCAGTGCTGTACTGGTCAGGAACCAGAAAACCGCCATCGCCCGCCGTACCCGCAGCTAGGGCTTTCGCCATCGGCGCATCGTGGTACTGAGATTCGGCAATCTGCGCAGCAAACTGGCCGATGCCCTTGCCAGCAGCCAGGCAGCGCACGAAGCGCCCAAAGGCCGCGCCTTTCGGTTCATCAGTCTTGAAAGTCGGGGCAAACGCCGGGGGAGCATCGGGGGCGGGGGCCAGCGGAACCGCCGATGCGGCTTTCATGGCGGCAACGTCGCTGGCCCGCTGAATCTGGCGGTCGATCTGTTCCACGGTTTTCTTGATCGTCTCGAAATCGGCGTTTTCAGCTTCATTCAGATCGCGGGGGGCGCTGGCTTCGTCAACCGCAGATGCCAGTAAGACATCCAGTGCGTCAGTCGCCTCGGCGCGTTTGGCGCGGAGGTTGGCGATGATGTTCATGGGTTCAATACCATAGGTGCGAGAAATGGAACGCAAACACAAGGCTTGCGCCCGTTTGCGAGACTGAGGGATTAAGGAGGGTGAATCGGGCAAAGCAGTAGAATCAGGGGGCGGGTCAATAACCGCTGGGGGCGAGTCTATGGAAAACTCACGACGATCAATGTTGGCGTCCCGGTTTGCGGGAATTGCCACAACCGAAATTTCAATCAATTCGCTTTCGAGAATATCAATGCCATATTCCCGTTCTTTGTCTTTTGAAAACTCGTATTTGCGCGGAATCAGCCCGACCGAGACGCTATTCAGGAAGCCTTTTTCAATCTTGGCGAATACTTTACGGGCCAGCGGATCATCGCCGTCCAATACCGCACGGGCTTTCAAAGCGCCATCGGTAAAATGCAGGCTGGTTACGCGACCAATCGGCAGGATTGAGTAATCGTGGTTCAGCATCAGGACGGGATTTTTCAGAAAATCCGCCGTCCGCCAGCCGTCAACCGCGATCCGGTCACCGTGCCGGTCTACGGAATCCGTAGATGCGGTGAACTCGATAGAGTAGGTTTCCGCGTCAATCGCTTTTTCAGAAACCGCAAAATCCTGGCGGATGCGGGTTCCGTCCGGCAGATGCCCGCCGCTTTTGATCAGGTTTTTGAAGCTGTCGAGCGTGATAGTGTTCATGGTGCGCATGATTAACACGCATCTTCATGAAAAAACTATCCTACTTTTTTGCGCTGGGAAATAAAAAACCCGGCATCGCTGCCGGGCGTTTGTTACCCAATCCCTTCCGCTCCAGTTAATTCCGATCCTTTACCTTCCGGTGCGGTGCCTTGCTATCCTTTCCAATGCGCCAATAACGCAAGGTATGGCGTTTTACGCTGCAACTGCCATCTGAATCCGACAGTCCTCAGGATCAGCCGTCAGCCACAGCGGCTTTTTGCCGCGCCCCGTCCATGTCTGATCGGGATTCGCCGGGTTCCGATATTTGGCAACGCCAGGGCTGCGACTGCGGCGGGCAGCGAGTTCGTCTTTAGGTGCAAGCACGGTGGATACAAATACCTGCAACTGCTCCCGGCGCTTGTCCATCGCGGCCAATTCCGTAGCGGCACGGGTACTCAGTTCCATGTTGATTTCATCCCGCATAATCAACAGGTCGTCAATCGAGGTCATTTCCAGATCAGACAATAACGGCATGGGTGATTCCTAGTGTGAGTGAATACGGGATTGTAATGCAATGGCGGATTGAATGACAACAAAAAAAACCCGCGCTTGGCGGGCTACTAAAATGAATCACTGGCTAATCGTCAATCTTGAAATTTAGCCCCTTGCGGACAGTCCAAAACTTTATCCCGTCCATAATAAAAGAGGCTTTCTTTCCAAATACGCCGGGGGAATCAATCACCGTAACCTTGACGCTGGCCTGCATAACCATGCAGCGCTTCCCGTCTACGAGTGCGTTAAAACTTCCCTTGTCGTTACTACTGGCGGCCATAATGACCAAATCAAGGTCTGATTCGAGCCGACATGCCACATAGCCGCTGTTTGTGTCTGTGGCGAACGCGGGAATCATCCATGCAATACTGGCGAGCAAGGTTAGATATTTCATAGCAAATCCTCTTGGTGGCGGGTTATGCCCTCCTTGGCCTGTTCAATCCTAGTGCAGCCTGGATCGCTGCCCCCGCGATGAATGAGGTCGTTGATATAACTCAACGTCATCATCGTGGCCGGGTGAATGATGGGATGACGTTCCCGAATCAACAGATCAACTACCGGCTATCCTCCCGGTCCGGCCCATTGCAGGCACAGGTCGGACTGGTTGCGCCATCGCAGCACTTCAATTTGCCATTGCTGGCACATCCGCAGACACCATCATGTGCTGAGCAGCAACCCGACCGTTCAATCGCGGCTTTATCAGCGGTTTGCAGGATGCGCTGGCATTCTTGCGGAGTGGGCGGCGGGTTAGGCGCGGCGGTTACGGAAAGGCTGATAGTCAGTAACAGACTGGTGAACAGGCAACGGATCATGATGCGCTCCTTCGTGTGGTTGATTGGAGTCGCAACCCTACCACGTCGCCGAGGTGTGTCCGCAATACGCTACGCTTTCAACCCATCCGCTTTTGCCGGTGATACCTGACCGCCTGGGTGGTCACCCCATGCGCGGCGGCAATCGCTTTGCACGATACCCCGGCTACTAGGGCGGTCTGAATCGACTGAATCCGCTCGCGGATCGGGGAGTGAACATAGACCGCACCGCCGCCCAGTTCATGGCGGACAGCGGCAATGCAGCCGGTCAGAATATCGGCGGGAACAATCCCGCTCAGGTGCTCATACAACCGGTCCAGCGGGTCCATTATTTATGCCCTCGCCTGTGTCTGCATCATCGTCGGGTTCTTTCGTCTCCATATCCCCATTCTCCATCTCCGGCATTGCGCCGGGCGTGGCTTGCGCCGAGGGGAGGGGAATCCCGTCATCATCGAGCGGGGCCATGTTGACGGGGATGTAGCGTCGGTCGCCGCCTTCTACAGGATTACGCCCTTCAATGTCTCGCACCTCGTTCACGGTCAGCCCGCCGGTATAGAACAAGGATTTGATGTAGTTGCTGCGGCTGGTCGAATCGCCGCGCAACAGCCGCGAAATATCATGCTCGATAAAGTATTCGCCACGTTCATGTTCGGCCAGCAGGCCATCCTCAAGCGCCGCCTCCCAGCGTTCTAGCCAGGGCATCAATGAGTCGTTGACGTACTCCATGCTCATTTGCTCGATATTCGACCAGGTGGCCCGGCCCAAATCCATGAGCTTGTGCGGTGGCAGCCGGAATATCCGGGCAATCTCCACGATGGAAAATTGCCGACTGCCGAGGAATTGCGCGTCTTCATTGGATAGCGCCAGGGCCTCAAACTTCATCCCCTCTTCCAAGACCGCCACCTTGCCGGCATTGGCGATGCCGCTATAGGCGCTACTCCACGAATCACGCAACCGCGACGCGCCTTCCGGGGATAGCTTGCCGGGATGAGTCAGGGTGCCGCTAGGCCGCGCCCCTTGCCCGAATAGCTTAGCGCCATACTGTTCAGTCGCCAGTGCCAGGCCGATGGTTTCGCGGGCGTAATGAATTACGGAAACACCGATCACCCCATCCATCGATAGGCCGGGGATGTGCAGAATCTGCTCTTGATTGAGTCGGGCGGGTAGACCTTGCAGGTAGTAGCTCTCGATAGCGCCGACCGGACGGGAGACTTCGTAGTGCGGCTCGCCCATACCGACCCAGATCGCCACCCGATCCGGATGTAAGGGAATCAGGGCGGTCAGTTTGCCCCGTGCATTCCAGACCTTGAGCAGATAGGCATTGCCGCGCAGCAGTAGATTGGCCTGACCCCACTCGCGGAACGTGAAACGGGATTGGTAAGGATTGGGCTTGCGGGCCAGCAGCGGATAGAGCGGATGGTCGGTGGCGACTTCCCGCCCGCCGCCGGGCAAGCGCCGGTAAATCAGCAGCGGCAGCTTGGCGATGTCTTGCGATAGGACGTTGATCGCCGCCAGTACCGCCGCGCAATTCATGGCGGTGGCCGGGGTGACGGACACACCCGACGATGATTCGCCGCCCAATGCGGATAGCAACCAGTTGGCGGGATGATCGACCGGACTGGTCGCTTTGGTTTTAAGCCAGGATAGCGGATTGAGGTTCATGGGGTAGCCCTGAGAGGCGATGATTATTGTTTTATTCTACAATAATTTATAATAAAAAACCCGGTAGATTACTCTACCGGGTGGTATTAACCCTGCCAAACCATGCCCCGCCTTACCGGGCATCGCCTTACCCCGCCATTCCCCGCCTGCCCCGCATTGCCAGACCATGCCGCGCCAAAAATCTTTTTTGTTTCCTAAGCCCCGATAAAAGGCTTAGGAAAATCCCATACCGAACCCGACCAGACCGCACTACGCAACGCCGAGACTTACATCGCCCTGCATCACCACTCCACGCCAGACCTATCCTGAAAAAACAAATCCTACTCCACAGATTCAGCAATAAACCGCCCGAACTTAGGACGCCAATCCAACAAGCCAATCAATACGCCAGCGGTTTTGAAGCATTCCTTAATGTCGCTGGCGTTCAATACTTCGTCAAGGTAAGTCACTTCAACCGTTGTGGCCCATTCCCTGAATATCGGGCGAGTCCGGTTAATCCGGTTCTTTTGAACCCGAACCCCGGTGGTTAAAGTGAATTGCGGTAATTCATAAAGTTTGTGCGGATCACGGGGGCCTTCGTACTCAAGCACTCCATTTTCCGTGACCCATAGCCCGGCTTTTGCCGACTGTCCCTTGCGGGATTTTTTAGCCGCTTCAACCAGCATCGCCTCGACCGCTTCGGCAGGCATACAGGGCGCTCCGTCGCTACCGAGATACAATCCGCCGAACCATTCCAGCTTCGCAAGCTCCAGAATATCGGCTTCCGTCTTGGCTCTTTTCCCCGATACCCTCTTGAAATCCTTGTACAAAGGATGCGTCGGTATCGACAGGCTGGGCGCGTGCATCAGCAGGGGAGACACGCCGGTGAGTTTGAACTTCAAACTTTGTTGCTGCATACTGACTCCTTACCTTGTGTTGAAAAATTAGCCTGCTTACAGCGATAACTGTAGGTGGGCTTTTTAATGCGTAACGCCTTGACCTGACAATGTTTGTGATTGCCTCATGGCATTCTCGACACAACAGCGTCAAATCCGCTTCGGTAATGTCCGGCCCATACCGGATATGATGAACCTCTAGCCGCTCCTTTCCGCCACACCCTCTGCAACAGCGATCCCTTTCGTGAATTACTGGCTTAATGGCCTGAAACCAAGCGCCATAAGCATCTTTTCGGTCGTCATTCGACATTAGAAAAGAACCTCGCCTTACCATACATCGCCTTGCCTCGCCAGACAGCAACATACCAAACCAGACCTTGCCTTGCCTCGCCTTAATCCGGCGCTTTCGCACCCGGATAACCCGCTTTGCAGCGAGCTATCCGGCTGATTACAGCCCCTGCCCAGCATCGCCCGACAACGCCTCGCCATGCACAGCCTGACCGTGACCCGCAGCGCCTTAACAAGCCCAGCCATGCCTTAACATGGAAGTATCTATATAGTATAAAGCAGGATAAAAGTAAAGCGGTTTGCGGATAAAATCGTCTATAATTTTCGCCGCCAATCATGGCGAGGCGTGTTTCGGTATGGCTAGGCAAGGCGAGGTGAAGGGCTGGCAGCGATGCCGGCCTTTCTTGCGTTTACAGCACCACCAGGGGTTGCTCGTTATATTTTGATTCTGCTGACGGTTGCTCTCCTAGCATGGCGCGGGAAACAGCCATAATGAGCGCAACCACAGAGTCAATTTTATCGTCTGGCGTTTGTTTTCTTGGAAATACATTATCTTTGTTGTCTGTATGAGCGACAACATTCCCCATTTGCCATGACATGACCGGACAACCATCGTGTGCAATGCGCGATGATTTAATCATGGCTTGCAATTCTTTCATGGGCGATGACAAGCCTAGCACCGTCATTCTTGTTTCAATCATCGGCAATCCAATTTCAAGTAACTGAGTTGCAAGCTGAGTTGCTTGAAATGGATCGTATGAAATGCTTATAACGTCAAGTTTCTGACAAACATCCATCAGGTCGTTAATGATAAACCGATAATCGGTAATGTTCCCAGGCGTCAGAGTAAGATACCCGTCAAGACTCCACGCATAATAATGAGCGTGTGTAGAACTCGATCCTGTCGTTACCGGCTCCTCTGGTAAATAGTATTTTCCGAACCTAACAAACCTATCGCCATCTTTGATTAGAATTTCAAGGGCGCATAAATCAATCTTGCTCGCCAAGTCCAGTCCGATGTACGCCTGGTACCCAGCAAAGGCGTCTAGCGTTAGCTTTTGATCGGCGCAAGCATTCCAATCCCTAATATCAAACCATTGAACGCCGCTGCTCACCCAGATATTCATCCGCTTAGTGAGGAAATTGACCTGCTTGACGCTGTTGTTTTGCGCCTCAAAGCAGGCTTCCTCAAGGTTATCGCGGGACACCGAGACGCCTAGATTCGGATTGGCCTTGGCCCAGACCCGCGAATCCGTCCACTGGTCACCATCGTCG